GCCCAGCCGGGCGTCCCCGCTGTCCTGCGGCGCCTGGCCCTCTTGGAAGAGCGTCTCTGCCGCGCCCTCCGTTTCGCCTTGCACGTGCTCAGCGGCCTGCTGTTCTCTTTGCGCCTGCCGCCGTCCGCGTTCGCGTTCTTTTTTCGCTACGCGGTCCAGCTCCCTTTGCAGCTCGGCCCGGCTGTACATCGTCCGTCCAGTGGACGGCTCCATGCCCGGCCCTGCATTTTGCACTCGGCCCGGCTCTCTGCCCCGGGGATAGGCCGCCGCGTTTTGCCTAGGCGTCCCATGTCCAGTGGATGGCTCCATGCCCGGCCCTGCGTTTTGTGCTCCGCCGTTCCCTCTTCCCTGGGGATGGGGGCCTCCATGGGCCCCGTATCCCCTCGGCCCGGCGGCCTCATGGGCCGCATCCGTCCCTTTGTCTCCGCCAAAGGCCGCCTGGTCTTGGCTTGCGCCGGGCGCGCTGTCTGTCTGTGTCCAGTTCTGTTCTGTCTTTTCTTGCATCATGATGCTCCTCCTTGCCCTGTCGGGCCCGTTTTACCCCCGTCGGGGGCGGGCAGTGCCCGCTTCCCTGTCCGGCCAATTCTTCCGTGTCCAGCATGCTTTCTGCCCCGGGGAAGCATTTTCATCCATGCTCTCCTTTGCTTCCGCCTAGTGCCCGCTTCCCTGTCCGGCCCCTCTTCCGTGCCCAGCCATGCTTTCTGCCCCGGGGAAGCATTTCATCCATGCTCTCTTTTGCTTCCGCCTAGGCCCGTCGCCGGCTATGCGTCCTTCGTGCGCGCTTTTTGCATTTGTGCACGCGCTCTTGCCGCCGCGGCCTGCTGTGCCGTCATCCTCTGTGTTGTGCCGCATTTGGGGCAGCGGTACAGGTTCATCTCCCCTTCTCTGCGCACCCGTTCCATTTCCACCAGCTGGCAATGCCTGCATATCATAGCCTGTCCTCCGTTCCGGATAGGGCCGGCGGCGCTGCCATCGCCCGCCTTTGCAAAATCTCCGTCAGCTTGCCCTTGGGGGCCGCGCTGTCCGCCGGCAGCGCCTCCACATATTCCTCAAATGTGATCCAGCCGTTGGCCAGGCAGTTTTCCAGGCTCTGCTCCACGGCGTATTTGCTGTATGCGTCGCTGGGTGAAACATCCACGTTCACATGCACCTTCAGCCTTTGCATCGCTTCATACGGGATGATCTCCACCGCCTGCATCTCGCGTCCCATCGCATCCGTCACAGTCACCAGCACCGCCTTGCCCTCCGGGCTGTATGCCGCCCACATATCAAACCAAACGCGCCCGATATCCTCTACAAACTGCCGGTATGCCGCAATTTGGCGGCTCAGCGGGGCCGCCGCCGCGTCGCGCACCGCCAAAATGGCCTTGCCGCTGGCGTTTTCCGGGTTGATGTCGCCCAGCGCCGCCTCGCTGGCGCCCGCCAGGTTGCGCGTTACCTCCCGCAGCTCCTCTGTCAGCGTGTACGCGTCCGGCGATGTGCTGGCCGGGCTCAAATACCGCACATAGTTCTGCACGTCCTGGGCGTTCATGTCGTTTACCCCGATGGACGCGCCCGTCTTATACAGCGCCTCCGGGTCGCCGATGGCGTCGGTGCGGTAGATCATCTTGGGGTACGCGCTCTGCATCACCGCCACCGCGCGCCTGGCCAGGTTTTTGTTTTCCTCGATCTGGTTGTCGATCAAAAAGCGCACCTCGCCGTATCCGCGGCAGCACCCCTTGATGGGCTCCCATGCCATGTGCGCCATCGGGTACATCGCGTGCCCCTGGTCGCGTTCGGGCTGTATTTCCACATACCGCGTGCTCTTGCGCGAAACCACACAGCTGCGCCCATCCTTATGCGTCTTTCTGGAAAGCTCCAGCACCACCATGCACTTGCCGCCGTCCTCGTCGGTTTCCACCTCTGTCTTGGCGCTGTCGCCGGCCTGGGTGGCCGTGTCGCTGTCCGGCACGATCTGGCGCAGCAGGTCCTCCGGCACGCCGTTTTGCTTGGCCTCGCGCCGCACCTGCTCTACCGTCTGGCGAAATGCAATCAAGATATACGGCTGCTTTTGCAGGTCGCGTTCGTTCTCGTTGCCGAAATACACGTTGGTGGTGTCCACCTGCTCACACACCACCTCGCCGTCCTTTTCGTAAAAGTACAAAAATGCGTCGCCGGCAATCGCAGCCTCCAGCACACAGTCCCACAGCACCGTGTCCATCTTGTTTTTTTCCCACATGCGGGAGGCGTGCCCGTTCAGCTTCTGGCAGATCTTCTCCGCCGCCTGCAAAAACAGCTGAGCGCCCTCCTGGTTTTCCTGCCCTGCCAGCATGGAAAATGCGTTGGGCTCGTAGTGCAGGCTCATCGTGTTCTGCGCTACGGTGGATACCTTATACAGCACCGTCGGCTTGATAAAGTTGAACCGCACCGGCGAAATGCTGCCCAAATACGCGCCGCGCCATTGGTCGCCCGCAAAATACCGGTGGTTTTTGTCGGTCTGTGCGTATAGGTTGTTGCGTTCGTGGTACGATACTCCGCGTTCGTACCGCTGCCATGTCTCCGTTGTCGCGTCGCTCTCGGTACGCTTTCCCGTTCCGTTCCGTGTAAACATCTGTCCCTCCTCCCGTCCTCTGCCCCGGGGATCGGCCGCTGTCCTCGGCCTTCTATCCCTCGGCCCAGTGGGCGGTTCCTTTTCCGGCCTATCCTTTCGTGCTTTGCTCTGTCCTCTGCCCCGGGGATCGGCCGCTGTCCTCGGCCTTCTATCCCTCGGCCCAGTGGGCGGTTCCTTTTCCGGCCTGTCCTTTGTGCTTTGCTCTGTCCTCTGCCCCGGGGATCGGCCGCTGTCCTCGGCTTGTTTCTATTTGCCTTATTCTCCGCTTCGCCCCTCCGCCGCAAAGCGTTTCTACGCCCCGTTTCCGGCTATCGGCCGCATTCATTCCTCCCAAATTTCATGCCTGTCCTCCACCTCTGTCTGCTGTCGGTTCGTGCCGTAGGCCGTCAGGTTATCCAGCGCCGTGTACAGCGGCTTTCCCTCCGCTTTGTCCGCGCCGTCCGCCTCCGGCCCTGCGCTTTGCCCTTTCTTTCGTTCCGGGGCAAGGCGCACTCCGGTCTCCCGCCTGTTCCGCCGGGCCGTTCCCTGGGCCAGACCCGCGGCCCACGCCGATGCAAACAGCGCCAGCAGCACCGCAAAAAACAGCAGCGCATCGCTCCAATCCATGCCGCCATCTCCTCCTTGTCCGTCTGTTCGTCTGTATTGTAGAGGAGGGAAAAGTATCATGGGGTATCCGCTTTTTATGCTAACCAACGCCCCGTTTGCCGGTAGCCGTGCCGCCGGAACCGTCTTGTGAAACATAGCAAAAAGTGATACAATGCAGGAAAATCCCATTTTGAATTGGAGGCATTTCCCATGGCAACCTATTCCGTTTCCTGCGTCGGCGCCAAGCTCACGCTGGATACCGATCAGCAAACCGTTACCATCCAGCGCGATCCCAACGTACTCATGGCCCTGCCGGCCGAAACTGTTTTGCCCGTATCCACCCTGGAAAAGGCGGAGCATAAGTTTCAGGATTTCGGCTATGGCCATGGCACCGGTATGATCAAGTTTCTCTATCCGGGATGCCCGGCCGGCGGCGATATCCTGCTGGGTCATACCACGCATGAAAATATCGTGCAATACAAAGGCCGCGCAGCAAACGACGCCAAAGCGTTTTTGGATGCGCTCAACGCCCTGCTCTAAGCCGCTCGGCAAAAGCAATCCTTCTATTTTTCTAAAAAAAAAAAGAGCCGTGTGGCTCTTTTCTTTTTTCCATCAGGCAGGCCGCTTTCTACCGGCAGCTTTCCTCCTCGTCGCAGCGAAATACCTCCAGCCCCAGCCGAAGCCCTAGCCTCATCCCTGCCGCAAAGTTCTGTTCCTGTGCCAGCCCCCGCTCCATGTCCTTTTCGTCGATCAAGTGCAGCAAAAGGCAGCGCTGCTCTTTTGTCAACATCCGCAAAAGCTGTTCATGCAGCCGCTCCGCCTCCGGCGTTTCCCCCTGCTTCTTGCCAAATATCGTCGA